TGCCTTTCTTACTGTAGCTGTGCTACCACGAGGTAGGTTTTGAAAATTTGGATTAGAGGATGATAATCTACCAGTACCTGTACGGACCTGGGATACTTGAGGGTGAAGAACACCATTGATTACATTTTTTCTTATGCCCTTACAGAAAGAATTAATATATGTATCCAGAGCATTTATACGTTGCATGTTAGTTAAAAACTGATGAGCAACCTCTAGGTTATGTTGTTTAGCAATTACTGCTAGACCTGCTAAGGTAGTCTTATCAGTTGCAAAACCATGAGACATAACTTGTTGGACATGTGTTGGTGTAAATTTTAAGCCTGCTACATCTCTGGTAGCATCATATACATAGCCAGTTCCAATACAATGCTTGCACATAGGTTGTATTTTGTAAGGTGATCCATCTTTCTTTATCTTGTATTGTCTACCAGAACCTTTACAATCAGAGCATTTTCTAACTGTTGTTTTGCTAACAATCGTAGTTTGTTTTTTTATCTGCTGCATAAACTGAGGTTTAGCCATTCTAGGCCTATACTTTTTCTTGCCATTAGGTGTAGTACCTATATTAAAAGTTTCCGCCCAGAGGTGTTTATCAGTAACACTTCTAGACCATATGATTTCTGACAACTGCTCAGGTGATGATAGATTATAAGGCCTATCCCCCATGACAGATTTAATTATCTTAGTATTTTGTATTGCTTTTTCTTTTCTTTCTATTTCATAATCAGACTGTACCTTATCAAGTATGTCCATATCAATACATATACCATTACGTTCTATGTCAATTAATACATCTGCCATATCGTTAGTAAGCTCAACAATATTTTTCATACTGCAGTGATCATCATCTTTTAATAGTCTATACTGAGTGTCGAACAAGTCACCACAAGATAGCAAGTCATATATATTATACTCTTCTACTATATCTTTTGGTATAGCCTCAAAGCCTGTGCCATTTTTAAATAGTTCTTCTACTAATTCAGATTTCTTTTCTGTTACATTCCAACGCTTGCAGGATTCCGATAAAGATAAAGCTATCTTCTGACCACGAGCATAGAGGTACTCTACAATCATTGTATCCCAGAGCTTGCCATCATAAGTAAAACCACATTCTCTAAGCCAGGACAAATCAAATTTAACATTGTGTGCTATAAGTAGTGTAGTCTTATCTAAGATCTCTTGTAATTCTTTATGCGACTTAGCAACATCTATGTTGGGTAATTCGTTATGATTAAACCATATAACTTTCTTTTCTTCTGGTTTGTCTACAGGCATAACGCCTACACACACCATATAGTTATCAGGCTTGTAAGGGGAGGGACTTTTTTTTGAAACTGTTGTTTCTATATCTAATACTAACTTCATTGTAATACCTTGTATATGAAGGGTAGGCAGGAATAGGAATGAAACCTACCCACCCTTCAAGCCATCGGATAGAGGACTATAGCTTAATCTGAGCTTGCTTTAATGCAAATTCAAGCTTCTTTACTGTGTGTAGTAGATGATTTATGTAGTCTTCTTTCTCTACAGCGTTAAGAGGCGAAACCACTGTAAAAATTTCCTCTACTATATCTACTACTTCTTCACCAGAAAAGTTACCTAAACCGCTTACAACGTCACTCCATACAGCAACATTACTTAAAGGCTTAGACTTAGCTTCTATTATTATGTCAGCCTGTTCTCCGATAATGTCAACTTCTGAGTCTGGAATTTCCATCGAACTAGGCGGCAGGATATGACCACCATTGTGTTCTTCAAAAACAGAAAATTCATCCAGAGCATCTGAGTTGACAGATAAGTCTTCGACACTAGGTATTTTTTCTGTGGGGACAGTACCCTCGTCTAGACTTAAATCTTCTTGTGGCTCATGTATAACCACTTTAGATTTGCGTAATCGTTTTAGAGCTTCTGAAATAGATTTTACTTCATCTGTTTCAATCCAATCTAAAACTTGTGTGCGACACACCGCAATCTTTCTATAGTTGTGTGCCATTTGTCTACTAAATGGTAGGTTTTCAGTAACCCAAGATTTCCATTTAATACCATTAAGACTGCAATGATTTTGTGCCTCAATAAGTAAGTCACCAATTTCAATAGCAGTTATTAATGTTTTCTTAACTAGGCCTTGCATAGTAATAGCCTTGTTAGTTATCTTAGAGCCATACTCATAGAGTACAGGATCTACTTTTATAGGTAGTGTTTGATTCATAACTTTCTCCTAATCTCTGAATCTTGCTGTGTCAGAATCGACAACGCATACCCAACGATCTTGAACACCATTAATTTTATTCTTAACAACATTTACCCATCGTTGGTTAGTATCACCCTCTTCAATATTTTCTTTACCAAAAAGAATTATTAAGTCAGCTTCACCTGCCTTACCTGTTTTAGAGCCTGTCATCATGCCATAGTGTAGCATAGTCTTGCCCTCAGCTTCCGCAGATAGCTGATTAAACCCTAAGAATACACAATCGTATCGTTTAGCAATAGATCTTGCTTGACCATAAAGTTCTGTTAAACGGATATCCTCACGAGCAAATGATCCTGACATGGGTACTTTATCAAGTATATCAACACATACTATATCAGGTCTTTCTTGCTCTACCTTCATCTCAATCTGACCTAATGTCATCTGGTCACCATCAAGTACAATAAGATTGTCACGAATCTTTTTCCATAAAGGTTTTAGTTTTTCATTCTGACCTTTTAGATCACGAGTTACTATACCAGATGCAGACGATAGCATTCTATGGGTATGTCTTTTAGGCAACTCTTCATTCGTAATGCATAATACTTTAGCACCTTGATCTAGGAATCCTCCTGGACCTGCAACAGAGTAATGCCAGAACATGGACTTACCTACATTAGGCCTAGCACCACATATAGCTAACATACCTCTTTCAATACCAGGTACTCTCGCATCTAGGGAGGGTAAGTTAAAGGCGAAAGAGTACCCTTCATCCATACCACTTAAAAGTGAATCAACGTCTAAGTTTAGCTCACGTTTATCACTATGGTCTGTGGCGGCATGAATAACTTTTAATTCTTCTAACTGACGTATTACAGGATAAGGATCGTAATGCTCACCCTGTACAATCTTAATAGCTTCTTGAGCTACCTGCCTTGCAGATTCTTGGATAGATAGTTTTCTTACCATGTCTCTAGCTACGTCAACACCAATGTCTTCTACCTTTGCCAAGTTAGTAAAGATAGACTGTACTTGTGCGGCTTTTGCTGATGATAGATCTGGATGAGATGTGAGGTAATGTTTTTCTACCTCGGTTATAGTTAAGTCTCTATCGTATGCATCATAAGCTGAATAGATAGCATCCTTAATTGATTTTGTTCCATTCAAGAATACACTATCGGATACATCTTTAACTTCTCTTGCGAAAGATCTATCCGTCACTATCTTTTTTAATAACTCTCTATAAACGTCTGTTGTACTCATATCCTATTTCCTATTCCTAATTCATTCATTGCTTGCTCTTTACTAAAATATTTTAAATCATCTCTAATCATAGCGATTCTACAGTTAGTATATACACTCATAGTCTTCTGGATGTCAAATGATTTTGAATACGCATCTGGATCTAGTGCTACAATAAGTGTATCAAACTGTTTTAAAATACCTACATAACTGTCAAGTAATGATGTTCCTAGTAGAGCAATGCCTGTACAAAAAGGTGCGACTGTAGTTGCTGATGTAGCATCTTCTACAATCACTCCTGTAGTGCCACTGCCTATCATGTAAGGGCATAGGCCATTATCATATCTATACCACTTAGGTTTTTGATAAGAGTTCAATGACCTTCCCACTGCTCCTACTACTTCATCTTCATGCACTATAGTAAACACTGCACGATGCCTTTTGATGTCATAGCAAAATCTTTCTTTATCCTGTAAGTATCCTTCCATACAATTATATTTCTCCAGGTAATTCATAGTTTCTTTAGAGCGATTAGCTTCTACGAAATACTCTGGTAAGACAAAGACTTCTTTTTTTTCTTCGATGTCAAACGTATTTGACACAATTCTTGATAAGTCGTCTACAGTTAGATCTTCTTCTGTATTTCCTTTAGCAGAACAAGAAGCACTNAAACAATTCCACAATAAAAAACCCCTCCGNTTNGTTATCGAAAGGGTTTTAGTATGGCCGCAGAAGATACAATCTATTCTTTTGTTTGTACCTTCATCTAAATCTAATTCTTTTATCTTCTCTAATTGATTGTATGTTCCGTTGTGCATCCTATAATGGGGTAGGTTTTATATATACCCCCTCTACCTTGTTAGGTAGTAGTTATACTCACGAAATTTCATCTGTCAACTACATTAGATATTTTTTTATTTGCAAGCATTACGTTACGCATTGAATCATGTAGATGCTCCAGGCACTCAAGCTCTGTAGCTCCTTCTATATTATCTGCCCTTACTAACTTACATTGAATAGATTCTATTGATTTAAATACGTCTCTTAACTCATCTAATATTTTTTCCATAATCATTCTCCTTCTAACTCTATCTCACTAGTGTACTGTTTACATACACCTCTTCTTGAAACTTTTCCATGGACAAGCTGTATCGTAATGTCGTCTCGCACCAGAGACAATCCTGAACAATATATTACAAATATTAAATTAACTATAATAGCTTTTCATATATCCGACACAACAAACCCCATAAAAAAACATGGCAACTAAGGTTTATTTTAATTGCCATGCTCACACATATAAGGATGTTCTTACATATATACTTAAACTTTCTGTAAAAACAATCTTGACATTACGATTTATTTATCAGCAAACACTTGCTATTGAGGATGCTACATTAGCTTTAAAAGCTATCGCCAAAGCTATAAACATTATAAATAACAGTATGTTAGATACATTATTAAGTATTTTCATCATAGTTCTCCTTGTTGTTTTTCTTTCTGTCGTACTTCTTTTTGTCTGGAACAACCCTAGTATAGGTACTTTGTTTCTCTCTCACTACCCTTGGCTTGTTTATCTTGTCCTTCATTTTACCAATGCCTAATCACTCCTGCCACTATAAAAAAACAGGTTATCCAAGTAACGGATCTTTCAATTAATCTTACATACAAACCAATCTTTGCATCACGTTGCCGNAGGATTGCAGTCTTAGGTGTATCGTCATCTGTCTCGCCTATGGGATAGTCTATGGCNCTTGCAAGTATTTTTTCTAGNGCATTATACATTAGTTTATATCCTTTGGATGTATGTCATCAGGTTCTTCTAACTTAATTTTTTCTAAATCTTTTAGGATGGTAGCCACCTCTGGGAACATCACCTGCATTGATGGAAAGTCTGACCAATCCTGTTCATCAAACTGCTCCACTAATTTGCTAAAATCTTTTTGCGTAGTGTGTGTCCGCCAAACAGTAAGGCCTAAAAATATAAACAGACTAGCGGTGTCCATTGGATGTATTTCCTTCCCATGTAAATACAGTATACATTCTAGAAACTTTAAACTTATTTCTTTTATGTCATCTTCTGATAGGTCATCACTTTTTGTAAACATTTTTATTCTCCTCCAAAGTTTCAAGAAATTCAATAACCTCATCAATACATTCACCAATAGTAGTTTCAGTACCTTCATTATCTTTAGGTGATAATAAAACTTCCGTTCTCAAAGCACGTTTAACGTCATACATGTCGCACAAGGCACTACTTAGATCGTTTATGTTCATTTTTATTCTCCTTTTTCATTCATGTTTTTTAGTATATGTTCAATAACTCTTACAGTAAATCCATTACCAAGCATTTTATATCGTTGGGTATTCGATACTCCATCGGTGTAGTTATCTGGAACTGTTTGCAATCTCTCGCATTCCAATGGTGTAAGCTTACGCCAAGTTAGTTCTTCTTCTTTAACTGCTATGCTATCTTTTTGTACTGTAGTAATAGCATTACTTTTAGTATCCTTTCGTATCTCTAAATGCTGATTAGTTTTACCCTCATCATTATACCTACCTCTGATAGCACCACCTTTAACAGCAACTTTAGGTTCTCTATGGCCACCACCCATTGTTGTAAGTGTCGGTGATTTACCATCCTCTGAGTACACTCGCTTAATAATATCAAAACCTTTTAAGTCTGCGGCAGTACCCACTTGTTTAGGTGTATCGTAAGTAGGAATCATTGTCCTTTGTTTTCGTTCAATGCTGTTCCATGCGACAGCACCTTGATAGGTAGCAGTTAAAGCATAAGACTTACCATCCTTTGTTGTCATCTTCTTTAGCTCGTCATTTGCTTTTTTACTAATGTAACCATTCGCATAGCCATGTGTTCCCGCAGATATCGTTGGGGATTTTTTATCTATATCATGTATTGTATTGCACTGACTTTTATAGTCAGGATTTAATTGATTACCGCCTGCATAGTTTTTCTGCAATTCCTTTCCTGCATAAAATTCTTTAGTAGGAAAATCCTCTAACACATCTCTTAATACTAAACCAACATCTTCTGGCTGTTCAATGTTTGGTATGTTAGTCCAATACAATCTGTTTCTATTCTGTGCTGAAAGTAATGCAGAGTTAATCAGAATAGGTTCGATACCAAATAGGCCACCATTTGTACACTCAGGATATATAGATGATATTTGTTCTGATATCACAGCTTGAAACTCTTTCTTCATCCTTACATTCTCAAGTAAAAAGTATTTAGGTTTTACTTCTTTTAATATTCTAACAAACTCAAAGAACAATGCGGATCTAGGATCATCAAATGCTAATTGTTTTCCTGCAAATGAAAACCCCTGACAAGGGCTACCTGCAACAATCAAATCAATCTCAGGTAAATCTTTACCTTTGATATCTTTGACATCACCTAGGTGTACAGTATCTGGGAAATTCTTTTTTGCTATTTGTATTCCATATTTATCTATCTCACTTGCATAATAAGTATCGACTTTGATACCTAAGTTCTTTAATGCAATTTGAGTACATGACATGCCGTCAAATAAACTAAGTACTTTCATTACCCTCTCCTACTAATTCTGCATCCCCTGTAAAATAATCTCGGTGAAGAATATCTTGATTGTATTCTTTAGGATACTCTGTGCCACCACACTCTTCTACTAAGGCATATGCTTTTTTTTCTGCATCTTGTTTGTCGTATGCATAAACTTCTACTGATACACCTTCTTCAAAACTAATTGCTACTCTGTATTTAGCCATTACCCTCTCCTATTTTAATTCTACTGTAACACCATTGTTATCAGTATATAAGTATTCTGTTTTACTACCTGTAAATAATAATAGCTTGCGTAGTTCTTCACCAGACATTGAGCTTAGTATCCTTTCAGCACTAGCCCTAAGTTCATCATCTGTTTCGCAAGNATCAAAATTTAATTGATGTTTGTTGATGATGATAGAACTCTCTATCTTTACTTCTATAGTTTCTTCTAATATTGCACTCATTAGTTCCCTCCATTATTAAATAGCATAATCTCTACTACACCGAATATTATTATAAGTAAACTACCTATAAAGGGTACTAGTAGCATCTTCAATGCCATCATATTGATTTTATAGTTTTGTTCTTTAGTTAGTTTCTTCATTACTCTCCTCCTTGTATCTCAGGTTTTTTATGCCATCTACCTGATACTTCATCACGATATAAATCTAAAGGCCTACTGTTGCCGCCTGTGTGTGACATAGCCTTAGTAGTCTTTCTTCTATTCTTTCCTGGTATTTGTTTTTTAGCCATTATTCTTCTCCTTCTAATAATTCTAAATCTGATTTATGATAAGTTAAGGAAGGCTCACAACCTTCTTCTTGCCAACTATCGTCAGCATCTAATATAACAACTTTATTACCAAC